TTTTGTTACTAAAAGAGATTTTTCACTGAATGAAAAATTTTTTAAAAACAAAAAAGAAGCGGAACGCTTTTATAACAAAATAAAGAAAAAAATAAATTAAGTATTTATGAATACCTGCTCAGTCGGGTATTCACCAATACTTAAGTATTGGATTACATAAACAATAATAATGGAGAAATAAATATGTCTAATAAAATAAAGACGACTATGAACGTAGAACAGTTGCTGACAAGCCTTAGAGATTTGTCTCAACAAAAGCAAGACTACATCGTAAGGACTAACGCTATGCATATGCATGGTGGTGAGAATGGTTTGATTTTAGATTTAAATAAATCAAATCATGATGGAACACTATACGCGCTTAACAGTCATGCTCTCGGACAAATGTCTACTACGTTCCAAGTTCCTCGACCCTATGTCGATAGAATGATGGCTTCCGATCCTCAAATCGTAGCAACCAATTTTAACCATTGGTTTAAAAATGCGGATGACAATCAAGCTAAGATGATCCGTACCCATGAATTAAAAGATGGTGCTAAATTCTTAGTTAGAGCATTTTTATCGGACAAGTATCGCAGAGTAGATAATGATGAGATTGCCTCTACTGTACTGCCAATACTTCTTGATAAAAATAACGATTGGGAAATAACCGAATGTCAGATAACTGACACCAAGTTATACATCAAGGCAGTTGCAACCAATTTAATAGCAGAAGTTAAAAAAGGTGACGTTGTAAAATACGGCGTGATCATTTCTAATTCTGAAGTTGGAAGTGGTGCAATCAATGTTAAGCCTTTTCTACATAGATGCGTCTGTGATAATGGATTAATCATTGCAGACAATTCTATGAGAGCAACCCATCTCACCTCATCTCAAGCTGATGACAAACTTTGGTCAATGCTATCGGATCAAACAAAGACCGATGACAACAGACTACTACTTCAAAAAGTTAAAGACGTAGTTTATCACACCGCAGACAAATCTAACTTTGAAGTGCAAGTGGATAGACTCAAAGAAGCAGATGGAGTGATCATCCACAAGCCTCAAGAAGCAGTGAAAGTTTTAAAACAAACTTTTAATTTTACTGAATTGGAGCATGACTCGATTTTAACAAACTTAATTAATCGAGTGGATGAAGTTGCGGGAAACAATGTCACCAAGTGGACATTGGCAAATGCGGTGACTCATTTAGCGCATGAGACTGAGGACTACGATAGAGGAATTGAGTACGAGACAATTGGTGATAAAATTTTAAATTTACCAAACTCAATATTGCAAGTCGCTTAATGATTGAAGTAATACTTTTAATTGTAGTACTTCAGATTGTTCTCAAGATAACAGACAGAAAAAAATAATTTTATTGGAGCGGGATATTCTTCCGCTCCAAACTAAAAATTTTTTTAAAGAAAAAAATTCTATAAAAAGAACAGTAATATTTTATTACTTTTTTTTTTTTTTTTTTTTTTTTTTTTTTTTACTCGGGGGGTTTTTTCAAAAATTGAATTTTCGGTTATGCATTTGGAAAGTTTTTTCATTTTTCGGTTATGCATTTGGAAAGTTTTTTCATTTTTCGGTTATGCATTTGGAAAGTTTTTTCAAAAATAAAGTTGTATTTTTAGAAATATTTATTATATATTATCATATAGAAAGGAAGAAAGATGGAAACTAATTATAATCCTACGAACTTAAACTACATAGACGATGATTTTGATATTACTATTTTAGAGACATCAAAAGGTGTTTACTCTGCATATAATAATGGAAAGTATTTATTCAAAGTCCGCGATCCGCGAGTCGATGGTCGCTACATATCGAACATAAGAGAACTACAAAAGGCTAGAGCAAATGTTGTTCTTCAAAAGGCAATGCGCTTTATTAGAAACGGAGGGTTGAGCGATGAAAATCATATCGGCAAAAGAAGCTAAAAAAAGAAAGTTAAGCAGATACTATACGGGAGTTCCCTGTGTCCACGGTCACCTGTCCGAGAGGATCGTAAGAAATAGACGCTGTCGTGAGTGTGCGGTAAAGGAAGACAGAGAAAGAAAGGCATCTCTTAAATATCTCACTAACATAAAAAACATTGTTAGGCAAAGAAGGCGAGACTTTAAAAAGAGAGATCAAAGAAGATTTGGACATGATTGCGTTAAATCTTTGGCGTCTCTTAAAGATTTAATGAGATTGGTAGAGTTAGCAAAAGACGATAAAGGATTAATTCGATGTAAGGTAAGCAATGATATTATTTCTTTATTACCAAAAGATAAAAAAATTCTATCTTTCGATAGACTAGACAATACTAGACCCCATACAAAAGATAATCTGAGAGTGACTACTTGGGAAATAAACCACGCAAAGGGAGATCACTCACTAGATACTTTAATGTTAGTGGTGGTAGATGAAGTAATTAGAGCAGGGAGAGAACATGAGTTGCGAAGAATATTGGATAGATAAGCACGCCAAAAGAAAAAGAGAAATTTTACGTCTCTTAGAAAAGTATTTGAAAGTTAGAAACAAATGCAAGATAGAGATTGTAAATGATAAGTTTGAATATCAGATAAACTCTCTAAGAGAAGAGTTGATAAATATTAATAAATTATTAGATTTAATCTGATATTTAATATATAAATTAACATACTAACTAATGAAAGGAAGAAGAATGTCCGAAGCCAGTGATAATAAAAAATGGGTATCACAGATAATTTCTGCTGAAACTCAAAAACTATTAGAGAGAATTTGTAAAGATACAATGAGAACAAAGCCAACTCAATTAGCTATTATAGTCAAGGAATACTACGATAAACTATCAAAACAATAGTATAAATTATCTATAAATTATGATAATTTTAAAGAATGTTGGAGATAATAAAAGATCATCCACACTTTTTTGAAAAGACTGTGTATCGCGTTGAGTACGTTGATGTACCTGACGAAGAAGATAATATTGTCCACAGAGTTTTAGTAGAGTTTTCCGATGGTACGGAAAAGCTTTATGATCACGTTTCTTGGAAGAAAATTGTTGAAAAAGGTAGAGAAATCTTAGACAGAAGAAGAGGACTTTAGTCCCTCTGAACCTACTCTAACTGTCTCATCATACTCTAGCTTATATTCTTTGTAAGCTGTCATCTGCGCTATGACATCCTGTAAATACGCTATAATCAGCTTGTTTTCTTGATCTTCTGTCATTTTTATGTCCTTTTCATTGGGGGCTAACTTCTACTATATCAAAGGTAGAATGTAAATATCCACCTATTTATTTTCATTTTTGTTAAATAAATTATTTGACTTTTGTGATAGTGTCGTTCAATGGCAAAATTCTATTTATTCATGATTGTTTGTATATACAACCCTACATTGAGTCTTGAGGATACCTGTAAAATATTTCCTCAGACAGCTCCTTACGATTCTTTATTAAAATGTTTAGATGCTGGAGAAGCTATTAGATACAAACTGAGAGAGGGAAACAAGGATGTTTACCCTACTGCCTTTTGTTCTGAAAAAAATTTTAACTATATAAAACTATAGTCTAGTAGTTTTCTTAATCCAACCTTTTGGAATTACTTGAACCCTACCACAATCAGAGTCGCCCTTACGACCCCGATCACCTGCGATAGTAATGGAGTCTTTCGTTTCTTTAACCACATAGCCAACGCTAAAGATGAGAGGTGTTGTTGCTTTTTCTGCTTCCTCAATTGTATGCCATCCACTTTCCATCTCGTAGGCGTCTATCCATTGTATCTCTACCTTCTTAGCTAGTTCTTTCATTTTTTCAAAGAGTTAATACCAGGAACAATCTTATTACACTTTGGTGACTCTACTCCCTTTGAAGCGGTAAACCACTGCTCATATCCTTGGATATAACCAATTCCACTACTTCCATTACATTTTTGTTTTCCAAAAGTATCTTGAACAGCCTGCTGTACAGAAGAGAGAGACATATCATCCCCGATCATCGATCCGCCATCCTTTAGCTTTGGCCACCAATTCAAAATATCTTCCATCACTGCCTCATATTCGTGAGCGCCATCTATAATAATTCCCTGAAAATGATTATCTTTAAATCTAGCTAAAGTATTTACGTCATCGGATCTAGATTTAATAGGAGTAACTATTCCACCCAAAAGAAATGCCTTACAGTTTTCCTTAAAGGTTTCATAGAATCCTCCATCAATGTCTAATCCACTGTGTTCCGATGATCCCTGAAATGTATCTAAAGCATAAAGGTGTACCCTTTTACCTGAGTTAATTATGTTTGTAGCCAGATAGGCTGTAGACCTGCCCATAAAGGATCCAATCTCCAGTATCTCATCCCCATCCTGACAATTGTCCAGTAGCTGGTCGTATGCCTCATGCATATTAAACCATCCTGGTATTTTAAAATAACTATGTTTCATATCTTTAATACCCTCTTAAATGAAGAATGTTGCATTTTTTTTTCCTCTGCTAATTTGTTAGCAATTATTTCTTGTATGTTAGTAAAATAATTCCTACCCATCTTTTTTTCAGCAATACGTCTTTCTTTTCTTCTTTGACCTTCTTCTATTTGATGTTTGTAGGATGCTCTCTTATCTGAGTAATCCCAGACAGGTTTATTTTTCATTTATTCTCTCCTTTGTTGCCCAAAAATAATCTAAGGTAAAATACCAAATAGAATTAATGAGCGGTTCAACTAAAGCATCAACAGTAGCCAATGTCCAATCGGCTCCCGTAATGATCCAATTACATGTTATTGCAATTAGAATATGTCCTAAAGTATAAATAGCCGTTCTTACAATAGAACCGTGTAAGGCTATGGTTTTTACTGAATAAATTAATCCTTTTAATAGTTCCACTAAAACCCTACATAAAACTTTTCGTTTCTCTCTATTAGACTTTCCACAGATTTAATCCTTGCCTCTGTTATTCTAATATTTCTATCATCCCAATTATTTATTTCATTTCTCCACTTTGTTAATTGTCTGTTATACAAACCTAAAAGTTTTTCGTGATATTTTCTAATGGGAAATACTTTTCTTTTTCTCATCTTAGTTTGTTGGCTATTTCCTCTGCAAGTTCCATTGCAGTTTCATGTATAATTAAAGCATGAGTATATTGTTCTTGTTCATGTAAGTTTTTATGCATTTCAATTAATGCATTAAAACAGTCGCAGGCTTCCGTTAATTTCCTGTGATCTATTTTTGTTTCGTCAGGAAAATGTATCATATTAACCACTCCTTAAATTCTTCGCCTAGTATCTCACTGGCGATGTTAATTTTAGAACGAAGACTTTTGATAATGTTTTCGTCTACAGTTCCTTCACAGACCAAATCTACATATGTCACTTTATCTTCTGTTCCTATTCTATGATTTCTAGCTTCAGCTTGCTCTCTGATCTCTAAATCATAATCGTTAGAATAAAATATCATAGTTTTAGCTATATTCAAAGTAAGACCGTATCCGCCTGTTCTAGGGTGTCCTACCAAGAATCTCATATGATGATCAGGGTTTTTAAATTTCTCTAGTATTTTAGGTCTTTCTGTTGATGGAGTCTCTCCGTAGAAACCCTCCGCTGACCCCGATCCGTATTTATCGTCTAGCGCCCCAATAACTTTTTTTATGTTATGGCGATAGGAACACCAAATAATCACTTTCCCATCTACTTCCTCAATTGTATCCAATAATTCCTTTAATCTATTTTCTGAGAAATCAATTAATCCACCCTCATCCGTTGTCATGTAACCACATGCAATTTGATGGAGTCTTTTTAATTGAGCAATCAGTGTTGCCGTGGTCAGCTGTTCGCCGTCAATCTCAGCGAGAGCAACATTCTTCATCATCACATACGCCTTCAATTGTTTATCAGTCATCGGCACGCGTCTCTTCATATAAATTTTATCAGGCAAATCTAACGCTTCCGCCTTTGTTACACGATAAGAAAAGTTTCTAATTTTATCTGTTAACTCATCTAATCTTTTATACCCTGTGACTTTATTAAAACTTCTTCCACCAAAATTTAATTTAACTTGATTACAGTAGCGTGCCTTAAAAGAATAAATAGAACTAAAGCCTAATAAGTCTTCACTTAAAAAAGCACACTGTCCGTATAAATCCTCAGGTGACTTAGTAATTGGTGAACCTGTTAAGATAACTCTGTACTTGGCTGCCGTTCCTATTTTAATGCATCTCTTTGTTCTTTGTGCTGACATATTTTTGATAATAGTAGACTCATCTACACACATTAAAGTTTTATCTACGAGAGTAAATTTATCGGCAACACTTGATCCAAACTTAGTAATGACTGAGTCTATATTCATGACTAAAACTTTTAATCGATTATCTACTGCGAACAAGACCTGCTTAATTTGATTTTGTTCTTTTTTTGTTTTAGCTCCCTCCCACACATGAACATCATAATCAATATGTTCGGCTAAATGTTTTTCTAATTCTTCTTTCCAATTGTATTTAATTCCATTAGGACAAATAACTAAAAGTTGATTTATTTTTCCGTTGTCAAATAAAATAGAAACACCATCAATTAAAACTTTTGTTTTACCGCATCCCATTTCCATAAACAAAGCATACTCAGGAGAGTTTTTTTCAAACTGATTAAGCATACCAGCTAGACCAACCAGCTGATGTTCCATAGGCTTAGTTTTAAACTTGTATTTATCTAATAACATGATATCAATTATTCTACAGAGAGAATATTATATGAGTGAAAGTAAAAGTAAAGTTTATGTTATTCAAAAAGTATTAAGAAAGCATATTGACGGAACACTAAGAGGTTTAGATTTTTCTCAAGCGGAAAGATTTGGTGAAGTTATCTATTTATTTGATAGTCAAAAGCAAGTTGTTATGTCTCCGCAGCCCACTATTCGTAAAATAAAACAAATCCTAAAAGACTTTAAAGACAACGATTATTTGGTCTTAGTAGGAGATCCTGCACTTATAGGCTTGACATGTTCGGTTGTAAGCACTATATGTAATGGTAGATATAATATGTTAAAATATGATAGATTAGAAAGAGATTACTTTCCTATCAGAGTTGACATACACGAATAAGAAAGGCAAAAAAAAATGAAACTAGACTTACGAAGAGAGAAAAGCGATTTTTTAGTAAATGAAGTCGATCCAATATCTAAGGCTTGTCAGGAATATGTTAAAACAGAACAAGAGATTGCTGACCTAGAAGCTTTAGTAAAATTAAAAAAAGAAGTATTACGTCAGAACAATGAAACAATTGTTACTCTCATGGAAGAGAGAGGCGTTAAATCAATTAAGATGTCGGATGGTAATTCTGTAGACATCAAACCATTTTATACTGGAAGCATATCTGAAGAGAAAAAAGAAGAGGCATTTGAGTGGCTCCGAAAAGAAGGATATGACGACATTATAAAAAACCAAGTTGTTATTAAGTTTGGTAGAGCGGAAGACGATAAAGCTGACAAACTATTTAGTGACTTGGCAAGTAAAGGTTTAGACGCTGATAGAAATGTCAAAGTCGAACCAATGACACTCAAGGGTTTCATTCGTGAAATGATTGAGAATGGCAAAGACCTGCCAATGGATACTTTTGGAGTTTTTGTCGGACATAAAATAAACATCAAGAAAGGTAAATAAAAAATGTCAGAGAACAGTAAAAAACAAGTAGCGAAAGAAGAAAAGAAAAGCATAGCAGTGTTTGATAATTCAATTCTCAAAAAGGCTGGATCATCACTTAGTGAGAGAGGCGCAGAAGATTATCAAATACCTTATCTATCAATTATTGCATCTACATCCCCTCAAAGAAAAAAGAACGACTCTAAATATATTGAGGGAGCAGAGGAAGGTAAAATCTTCAATAACGTAACAAACAAGTTATATGATGAGATTACAGTTCTTCCTGTTTACTATAGAAGAAGATATGTAGAGTGGCACTCTGATAGATCAAAAGCAACATCACCTATTAATACTTACACCATCGATCAATATGAAAAACTAAAGAGAGAAGGTAAGATTGTTAGAGGTGACGACAATAAAGAGAGAATAGTAGGCGGAGATACCTATGTAGAAAATACCGCCGAACATTATGTAATAGTGTTGGAAGATGATGGAAGTTGGAACCAAGCTATTATTAAAATGAAATCTACTCAGTTGAAAAAATCTAGAACATGGAATTCAATAATGGCAAATCAAAGAAGAGTTGATGGTGATCAAATCTATCAACCTAAAGATTTTGCAAGATCATACAAACTGACCACCCACTCCGATGGAAACGATAAGGGTGATTGGTATGGTTGGGTTATTAATCAAGACAAATGGATTGATGAAATTGATAATCCTAATCTTCAAAAGATTTTTGAGGATGCCATTAAATTTGAAAAAGCAATTCATAAGGGTGACGTCTCTGGTGTTGAAGACGATTTCTCTGTTGAAACAAGTTCCCCAGTTAATGGGGAAGCCTCCAAAAGTGGTTCATCCGATGAGGATCTACCATTTTAAATAACGCACTAGCGGATGATACGGCAGTTTTCAGGCATATTTTTTTCTCCTCGCTTAAAATAACTATAGCTGTCGTATCATTTATTATGGAGCCAAATAATGAATGATGCGTTAATAGAAAAATTTAAAAATATATTTACTGGTCTCGAAAGAGCACACGGTATTTTTGAAAAATTAAACGAGCCTCAAAAAGGTAAAAAACTTGAGGCTCGAATGACCACTGTCCACGAGCCGCCAACCATTGATAAGTATGCTCGACACTTGAAAGGTGAATATCCTGGATTGGGTATTGTACCTATCAACGATAATAATGAATGTATATTCGGTGCAATTGATATCGATGTATATCCATTAAATCATCAAGATTTACAGAAAAAAGTAAAAGACAAAAAGTTTCCCTTAGTAATGTGTTTGTCTAAAAGCGGTGGAGCACACTTGTATATGTTCCTAAATAAACCAGTTCCCGCTAAAGAACTACAATTAAAATTAAGTGAAATGGCAACCGCACTTGGATACCCTAAGGCAGAAGTATTTCCTAAGCAGATAGAATTATCCGCTAGAGAGGGAGAGCAGAAAAGGGATACAGGTAGTTGGATTAATCTTCCCTATCATGGAAGAAATAGGTATGCATTAAAGGAAGACGGTTCGGGTGCTACCTTAGAACAGTTTCTTGCGCTGTACGACTCCTTCGTTATCAGTGATCTGTCTGGTATTAAGACAGATTTCAAGAATGAAGTTATCAAGGATGGACCTCCTTGCTTACAAATACTAACAGAACAGGGTGTTTCTGATGGCTCAAGGAACAATGCGCTGTTTAATGTGGGAGTATTTTATAGGAAGTCTAGTCCTGATAACTTCAGAGAATTATTAGAAGATTATAATAGAGTCTATGTTAATCCTCCTTTAAATGCGGATGAGGTTTTAACTGTTATTAAACAAATATCACAAAGCGATAGTAATGGCGCACCTAAGTATATGTATCGATGTACTCAGCCTCCCATTGAGTCTTTGTGTAATAAGCGATTATGTAAAAAGAGAAAGTTTGGTATTGGCGGTGACTCCGATAGAGAGCATCCTGTGTATTCTGACTTAAAAGTTTATAAGTCTGATCCACCAAGATACTTCTTAAATGTCGATGACAGAAGAGTAGAGATATCCAATACAGAAGACTTAATGAACCATCGTAAGATTATTCAAGCATGCCTAGAACAGTTGAATACAGGTATCATGAATATGAGTGCCGCTGAATGGAATAGAACTTACTCTGAGTTATTTGAAAGTATTTCAATTGATTATCCTCCCGAGGAAGTAACAAAGAAGGGTGAGTTTAAAGAATTACTGGAAGAGTTTTGCTTACATCAGGGTGAAGCATTAAGTTTTGATGATATCTTTTTAGGTAAGTCTTATACAGAAGAAGGTTTTACTTATTTTGCTTTAAAAGATTTAATGGATCATTTAAAGAGAAATGATTTTAAAGAGGCAAGACCTTGGGTAACAGTAAGGCTAAGAGAAGAATATGCTGCTGAAGACTTAATTAAAACTGTAAAGAATGTAAGAATTCGTTTATGGAAAATAAATCAGCTTACTGTAGATGAACCCGAATTAGATATTCCTAATATGGAAAAAGAAATAAATGAAGAGGAGATACCATTTTGATAAAAGTATTATTTGGAAATAGCTTTGAGAAAGTAAAAGATTTAGAGGACAACTCTATTGACTGTGTTGTCTCTTCTCCTCCCTACTTTGGTTTGAGAGATTATGGCAATGATAATCAAATGGGTTTAGAAAAGCATTATAAAGATTATATACAAAACACTGTTAATCTTTTTAGGTTAATGAAACCAAAACTAAAAGATCAAGCAACTATTTGGTGGAATGTAGGGGATAGCTATTATAATTACAGACCGACAAGAAATAAAGAAGGTTTATATAAGTCTCCCGATTACCATAAACAAACAATTAGTAGCAACAGACAAGACCTGCCCACTAAAGGAAGTAAAAGAGGAATTGTTTTTGAAGATATCAAAGAAAAAGATTTAATGATGATTCCTAATAGAGTTGCAATTGCATTACAGGAAGACGGGTGGTATGTGAGATCAGAGATTATTTGGCATAAACCTAATCCGATGCCAGAGAGTGTTAGAGATAGACCAACATCATGTCATGAAAAAATATGGTTAATCACAAAGAATAAATCTTATTACTATGATCATGAGGCAATTAAAGAGGAAGCAAAGACCTCTCCTGTTCTAAGAAACAAAATGGCAGAGGGTTATCAAGCTGACTATCCTAATGGTAAAAGATTTAGTGAGGGAGAAAGAGTTTGGGGAGCAGAAAAGAAAAACAAAAGAAATGTTTGGAGTGTTACTACAAAACCGTTTAAGGGAGCACACTTTGCAACATTTCCTCCCGACTTGATTGAGCCTTGTATCTTAGCGGGGTGTCCAGAAAAGGTTTGTGCTAATTGTGATGAACCTTATATTAATAAACCAATTTATAAATACATCAGCAAAACATCAAGCAAGGGCAATAAACATGGGAAATATGGTAATCAAGAGATTGAATCAGCAAATAGACAAGGTTTACATTCCAACAGAGGTAATAAATTAATTGAAGTTAGAGATAATTTACCAAAACAGTCTATTTTTGTTAATTTTTTAAGAAGTAAAACTAATGCAAAAATATTGGCTGAAAATACAAATATAAAATTAACTAAAATAGAGCATTGGTTTAGAAGTGATAAATTGGGATTTGCATACCCAAGCATTGATGATTGGAAACAAGTAAGAGATTTTGTTGATGATTGGTCAAAGGAGTTTGCAGAAATAGATAATTCTTTAATGACATACGAATTAAAATCTGATGCAGTCGAATCTAAAAAACTTATTGGCTATGAGTTAAAAAAACAATGCGATTGCCAAACTAATGAAACTAAGAGTGGAACAGTTTTAGATCCTTTTGGTGGATCTGGTACAACAGGATTGGTTGCTCATCGACATAAAAGAAATGCTATATTGATCGAACTTAACAGGGAATACAAAGAAGTAATGAAATTAAGATTTAGTAAAGAGGGAGCTTTATTATTACAGGTGCAGTATGAGTAAACCTATTGTTGTCATCGGACCGCCAGGCACGGGAAAAACAACATTTATATTAAATAAAATAGAGGAGTATATAGCAGATGGTTACAGTATCGATGATATTGGTTTCTTTTCTTTTTCTAACAAGGCTGTTGACGAAGCAAAACAAAGAGCCAGTCAGAAATTCAAAATACCGACATCACAACTAGAAAACTTTAGTACTTTACATTCGTATGCCTTACGTCAGTTAGGTTTAAGTAGAGACTATATTATGAGTAAAAATGATTGGAGAAATGTAGAAGATGTACTTAGGATTAAAATTAATGTTAATAACGATGACGATAGTTTTTACAACAACTACGATGATAAATATATTCAACTTATAGAGAAATCAAAAAGAAGAAACATTGACCTGAGAGATTGTTGGACAATGTTTGCTAAGGATATTATTTATCACAAGCTAGAATACATTGATAAAGGTTTAAAAGAATACAAGAGAAAAGGATATGAATTATTTACTGATGGAGTAAAGGGTAACTTTGTTAAGGATGCAGGTCCTAAAATGGATTTCACAGACTTGATAATGGACTTTGTAAAAAATAATAGAGTAAAACCTTTAAGAGTTGTTTTCTTTGATGAGTCTCAAGATATGTCCACGATCCAGTGGAAGATGGCAGAGATGATTTGGGATGCGTCTGAGATATCCTATATAGCAATGGATCCAAACCAAGCTATTTATACTTGGGCTGATGCCGATGTATCCAAAGCAATAGAAGTAAAGACAAAAGCAGAACAGACTATTGTTTTAGATAAATCAAAGAGAGTACCAAGAAAGATATGGGAAGTTGTAAACAGAGTAGAAGAACAGATTATAGCCTACGATGATATTAAATGGGAGCCTGCCGAGAGAGACGGAAGTGTAGAATTTGTTAAAGGTGTTTATCATTTAAATATGTCCGATGGCAGCTGGCTGGTGATGGGTAGAACTAGAACCATTAGAGAAGACCTAGAAGAAGTTTTAAGAAAAAAGAATGTCTTCTTTCGTGTTAAGATGAGAGATAATAAATATAGATACTCTGTCAAAGCACAGGAGAGAAACGCTATTTTAACTTGGAAAGAGTTAATGAGAAGCGAGACAAATGAAGTTCCTATTAAATTAGTTGATAACTTATATAAAACTATTGGAAAAGAGTATGTTGCTAGAGGATTTAAAAAAGTAGTAGCAGAACAGAAGAAAGCTTTTCCTGATAAAAAAGTTTCTTTTAAAGAACTAAAAGAAAGTTTCGGACTTATATCAGAGTTTGGAACATCATGGGTGGATGTGATGACAACTATCGATACAGAAACTCGTGCATATTTGGAGAACCTAGAATCGAGAGGCGAGGACATAGGAAACGAGCCAAGGATAACTTTGTCTACCATTCATCAACAAAAGGGTGGAGAGGCTGACAATGTTATTGTCTCTTTAGATATAGGTAAAATGGCTTACGATGATTATCGAGTCAATCCAATTAACGAACATCGATTATTTTATGTGGCGTTCTCTAGAGCAAAACATAATTTATATATCGTACTACCACAATCAAGGGAGGCTTATAGAATATGAACTTACAAGAATTAAAAGATCGCGGTCTTTTAGATGAAGAGATAATAAAGTGGGATGGATTTGATGAATGTGTTTTAGGAATCGGATCTAGATGTGGCATGGAAGATGTTCTTGTTTATAGCAAGAAAAAGATTGCCTACACTTTAAGAGACAGAGACGAAATGACGGTGGAGGATGCTCTAGAGTATATTGATTTCAATATATTGGGAGCATATGTGGGAGAAAGAACACCAATTATTTTGGAGGATTTTATATGAGTAAACAAATAGGAATGTTTAAACCTAAGTCAGAGTGGATTGCACCAATGGAATTCCCTGACATTAAAGATGCAAAAAGAATTGCAATAGACTTAGAAACAAAAGACCCCAGTATCGTGGATAAAGGACCTGGATGGGCAACAAATGATGGACACATTATTGGTGTGGCTGTTGCTGTAGATGGTTGGGAAGCATATTACCCTATTCGACATGAGGCAGGATTTAATCACGCACCTGAGATAGTTTTTGATTGGTTAAATGAAATGCTATCGGGAGAGGGGGATAAAATAGCACACAATGCATCCTACGACTTCGGTTGGTTAAAAGCGGAAGGTGTAAAGTGGAATGGCAGGATTATTGATACAATGATTGCCGCTCCGTTAATTAATGAAAACAAATACAGCTACGCTTTAAACTCTTTGTCTAAAGAATATTTAGAAGAAAGTAAAAATGAGTTTCTTTTAAATGAAACGGCAGCACAGTGGGGAGTTAATCCTAAAAGTGAGATGTATAAGATACCCTCTCAGTATGTGGGAGAGTATGCAGAGCAAGACGCTGTCCTCTGTTTAAAGTTATGGGATCGACTAAGTGTAGAGATAACTAAATTAAACTTAGAAACTGTTTTTAATTTAGAAACAGAACTTCTTCCTATTCTTATTGATATGAGAATGAAAGGAGTCAGAGTTGATTTAGATAAATTAAAGATTGCTGAAAAAGAACTAGTTAGTAGAGAAAACAAACTATTAAAGTTTGTCCACGATGAGACAGGCGGTAAGGTAGATATCTGGGCAGCCAGATCGATTTCCTCTATTTTTGATTTATGTAAGATAGATTATCCTAAAACAGAAAAAGGTAATCCATCCTTTACAAAATCTTTCTTAGATAATCATCCTCATCCTATTCCCAAAGCTATTGTTCAAGCGAGAGAGTTCAACAAAGCGCGAACCACTTTCCTCCAAACGATAGAAAAGTATAATCACAATGGAAGAATACACGCCAATATTAATCAGCTACGAACAGAGAACGGCGGAACGGTGACAGGAAGATTTAGTTATTCTAATCCTAACCTTCAGCAGATACCTGCTCGAGACAGTGCCGAAGCTGATTTAAAAATAGGAACAATGATCAGAGGATTGTTTTTACCTGAAGAGGGAGAGAAGTGGGGTTCCTTTGACTATTCTCAGCAGGAACCACGATTAGTTGTCCATTATGCTGATTTTATAGGTTTAGACGGATCAGAAAAGCTCGTAGAAGCCTATAGGAGTGATAAAAACACTGACTTCCATACGATCATGGCGGAGATTGGAAAAATCAAACGTAAGGCTGCTAAAACCATAAATTTGGGGTTATTCTATGGTATGGGGGTAGGAAAACTAGCAGATCAGCTAGGAATTGACCCTGAGGAAGCAAGAACCATTATTAATGAATATAATCAGAGAGTTCCGTTTGTAAGGAAGCTTGCAGACCGAGTCGCTGACCACGCTTCGCGGACAGGGAAGATCAAAACCTTTTTAGGTAGACGATGTCATTTTGATTTGTGGGAACCTAAAACTTTTGGAGTACACAAAGCATATCCACTCGAAAAGGCTAAAGAGGAACACGGAGAGAATATACCCTTAAAGAGAGCGGGAACTTACAAAGCTTTAAATAGATTAATTCAAGGAAGCGCAGCAGATCAAACAAAGATGGCTATGATTAATTTATATAAAGAGGGAATTGTTCCTATGATTCAAATCCACGATGAGTTAGCCATCAGTTTTGATGGTAGCGAAGAAAAGCAAAATAAAATCATAGAGTGTATGGAGAACGCAATAGACTTAAACATACCCTCAAAGGTCGATGTGGCAGTCGGTAATAACTGGGGAGAAACTCAATGAGAATATTATATCAGGATGGTAGACTGTATGTCAGTTTAACTAGAGATGAAATAAAACAAGCTAGCGACAGCATAGGTATGCCGTTAGAACTTCCAATTGGTCAGTTAAAAATATTTCAAGAAGATATTAACAAGGCTGTCTTACAGCACTGGACTAAAGTAGAAGTTAAAAGGGAAGTCGAAAAACATAAAAGGAAGGATTAAAAACCTTCCTTTATTGATTTAGCTAAGTTCTTAAATAAATGGTAACGACAGTTATTAGATTAATTGTTATTTGCAAGTGACACTAAACCTAATAATCTTTTTACAAACATACAACAATTACCTTCCTGTATATTTATATTTAAGGTCGTTACCATTCTGACTAATAATATATCATATCTGATCTGCAAAATAAACACTTCTTAATTTTTTTTCTGTGGATATATTTCTGTTATGCACGTTTATACAGACGAAGACTTACAATTTATTAACGGAGATAATAATGTTTAATTTAACTAAAAGATCAATGAACCACTTCTTAAACTTTTTTAAAAAAGAAGATAAAGACAAAGAAATAAAAGACTATTGCCAAGCTGAATATAAAAAAGATTGGTATGCTGCTTATATGACCTTCAAAGAAGAAGGTAAATTCCCTAACTTTATTAGAAGAACGCTTTAGTTAAGCGTTCTCTACAATTTCAGCTAAGGCTTCGCATCTCACAGGAGTTTGCGAATGCCATCTGGAATCTTTCATTTGAGCTGCTGCTTCTTTTTTATCGCCTTTAGATAACGCTTCCCACATCTTACGGAACTTAGATACGCCATTTTGGCCAAGCTGAAAAACCATTTCTACAATCACATGTTCAATTGCCTGTGGCAATCTTCTATCACCTTTGTACATTTGACCAATCAATTGTTCTGCACCAGCACACGCTCTATTTAAATCTATTAAAAATAAATCTTCTATTTCATCTCTTGAAATAGTTGCTCCCTCTTTAAATCTTTCCTTTTCGTGTGGTTGTACCAAATGTCCTATTCCGACAGTGGGCAGTCCTAGCGAATCTAAATAGACGGTCTCTTCACAACCTTCATGGTCACGAATTCTAGCCTTCAGTTCATCAGTAATTTTAATTGTATTCATTTTGCACCTATTCCCCAGTTTTCTTCGTGGGGATCTTTTTCTACCTTTCTTTTAAATATGTTTATAATAAATTGAATTAATTTCATTTATCTTAGTTTATAACCTAAACCAGCGTATTTGTCTACACTTCCTCCGTTTTTTGCATAATAATAATTATCTTGTTGTTCTAAATAACTGGGATTTCTACTACTCATTAAGTTATTTGATACAGGGACATCGTATCCCTGACTGTTTAAATAAATATTACCTAAAGTATTGTTAGAATCATAGTAATCAGGAACAGAACCTATTCCATAAGAATATCCCTCAGGTAAATATCCACTGCTTAAAGGGATAGAGTTTATTCCTCCGTATCCCTCAGGGATAAAACCAGTATTTAATGGAGTACTAGCAACGGGTTGAGCAATAGACACAGGAATATTCATTCCTCTATCATTTTCCACAGGAATCTGTGTATCAATTTCTTGATTGTATCCACCAAAATATCCTCTAGCTTCAGGACTAACTCTAGGAAATTGAGTTTCAATTCCTTGAGGTGTTTGACTAGGACTAAAAAATCCTCTGACCTTGTTCCACGCATCGCTAACAGCGTTTCCTATTTTTAAAGCTGTACTAATATAAGGAATACCAAAATTTTCTAGTAAACCAGGTTGACGAACTATTTGACCACCTGTTGTAGTGGCAATTCCTTGAGCATTTGGATCATAAGAAAGTGTATTATATCCTGAGAAAGCTCTACCTACGTCTCCCATTAATTGTTTTATAGTAGGAGCCTGCGCTGTAAAAAATCTTTCTTTTCCTGTTACAGGGTCTTTATAGTAAGTAGAAGCTAAAGGTGTTCCTACTTTATTTACTTCCTCCCCATAAGCTTCTCTAAAGGTTGCTGGTCTATCGTATTTAACATTAGCTTGTTTGTATTCTTTAGCTAAATCACTAAATTTTTTATCACTACCAATTTTTTCTGCAAATCTAGTAGCATCTCTTATTTCAGAAACAGCACTTTTACTAAGGCTTTTACCTTTTCCGCCTGTTTCGCTAGCTCTTCTTGCAGCTAATCTATCTTTTACACTTGCCATTATGCTACCACCTGCGGTCTTTTAAATTTTTTGGACTCATAAAGATCGACTATACCACCCTCAGCTGCGTTGAAAAGAGGTAATCCTACTGACTCTAAGCTAGCCACGGTCTGCGGATTAATGGGGCCTGATATCGGAGGAACAACATCAAACCCCTGCCCGCGAGGAACATTCATAGGACTATAGTTAGATTTTTTTGGAGATGTAGAAGGAAATCTTGCTCCTGGTTTAACATCTTCTGGTTTTGTGTCTAATAAAAATTCTTGATATAAATCTTCTTCAGATGTTTTTTTATTCTCAAACTCTGATATGTAGTCAGCTAAATCTTGGTTATAGCCAGAAAAAGATTCTAGAAAATATAAAACAGATCCTAGTTGATTTTTCTTTAAGTCACTTATTTTCTTAACACCCGTTTGAATATTAATATAGTTTTCTAAACCAGCTCTGCCTTTTGGATCAAAAAGCATTTGAGCCATTTTTCTTACACCAAAAGCTCTGACCGCTAATCGTGTTGGGCTCATAAAACCTAATACAAAATCAAATAATCCCCCTCTTGTAGAGACATTAGAGAAGTCTACTCTTTGTATATATTCAAGAGTGTCTTTTACTTCCTGTAGTTCTTTTGGGTCTTTGAACAAAACTTTAATTTTATCTTCTGGTAAAATTTCATATAAATTTTTAATAAACTTATCTGGATCAAATATAGTTTTAACAGCCGTACCAAAAGTAGTTTGATCAATATTCATTTTAGTGACAGGAGCCATTGATCTTTCTAGTGCTTTTTCGAAAAAAGAAGCCTTCACTCTGTCCACTAGTTCTGGGTATCTTTTTTCTAACACCTTCATTGCTACATTTATTTCACTTGGATCTAGTTTTTGCATTTTGGTAACAATATCTTCTGTGGAAACACCTTTTTTAATATCTATAAAATCCCCTAAGAATGATTTTTCAAACTTATCAATTAACTCAGAATCTGCTTTGTAAACATCTCTTGCTTTTTTTAATGCAATAGCAACATCTCTATCCATTGATTTGTCTAATACAGTGGCATCTAAATCATCTGCAAGTGCTTTTGATATAATTGATGATGGTCTTCTTTGAAGAGCTGTCTCTAAGTCTTTAAAAACAGAACCAGATCCTTTTGATGCTCCACCATAGGAAGTCATAAGAGATTGAAAATCATCCACCGTCATTAGGCCTTTGGGAGCCATTTCTTTTACTTGATCCAGTACAGTAATTAAATTTTGATAAAGTCTGTCATCCGTCTTACCTCTACCAGGTTTTGTTTCTTTTATTAGGTCCTCTAAGGACTTAACTAGATTATCTGTTTTAATAACAGGAAACTCTCTTAAATTAATAGGTTTACCAAAATCATCTAAAACTTCACCTATTTTACCAAAATTATCAGCAGCATTTGATTTTCTAGCATTAATGAAACCATCTAATACAGACTCATATGCTGAAACTAAATCGTCACCCAAGGGAGTTCCTGCATCCATACCCTTTTTAATAGTAGCCATCATTTTTTGTATATTCTTAGCGGCAGCTGTAACCTGTCTATCCGTCATATCTTTTGCTATGTCTTGAGTTAAATAATAGGATCTGAGCCATCCCTCAATAGATTGAAGAGTAGAATCCCCTGTTATTTCCCCTAAGGACATTTCCCCCATTTTTTCTTGAAGTTCTCTTCCTCTTTGAACATATGCGACTCCGCCTGGTTTATCTTTTCCAGAAATTATTTTAACAGTTCTGTTTGTTAAAAAGTTTTTAAGTGGATTTGCTTTAAACATAAAATCCATGAATTTGTTTGCTCCCCACTGGGATGTACCACCAAAAACAGCTTCGGCAGCTATTTGAGCAGCTTTTTCTTCATCTGAAATATCCATTTCACCAGGTAATGACTCAGCATACTGCTGTACTTCTGTCATCATTCCTGCACCTAAAATAGCCGCTACCCAAGGATTAGATGTCCCAAGAGTAGGCAACGCTACTGTAGCCTCTCCTCCTAACTCAGCAATGTCTCCCACATCAATTCCTGATGGATTAAAAGGAGCTACTGTATATCCCTCTGCCTCTCTGAATAAAAGAGTACCATCTCCCGCTCTAGTAACATTTTTTTCACCATAAATTTCTTTTAAAAAATTTTCTTCTGCCTTAGACCCACCAACTAATTCCTTAATATCTGCTTTATATCTTTCAAAAAGACTTGCTGGATCTGTTATTCCTAAAAAATAATTTGGATCTTCTTTTAGTATTTTCTGTTGAAAATCAAAAAGAGCTTGAGGAGAGTCTAAATAAGATCGAGGTAAATTTTCTATTGACCCTCCCTCATATACTGGTTTATCCATTTCGGATATAACAGGATCTTTTACAATATTAAAATCAACCATTAGGCTTCTTCAATATATCTAGAGCTTTTTCTTCGTCTTCTTCTGATGTAGTTTTTCCCATAGTATAGGGGGCTAACATCTTGTTAACTTCATCGGTGTAGTCCATAATAGAATTTTCTATGTATTGAGTAGGAAGATTATATCCTAATGCTAAATTTTTGTATCTCATGTCTACGTTTTGCTGTACTTGCCAAGATTTTTCAAAAAGTACTCTAGCGGTATTAACAAAGTCTTCTCTAATCTCAGGAGCTAATGCTTCACCGTCTAAAGCTTTATTAAACTGTGCTCTAATTCTAGATGGAATACTTCCAGCATTTGCCGCTGTTGCATATTCGCTTTCTCTTACAACAGACTGAGGATCCAGTAATTTCATGAATTGGAATATTAATGCTACGTCTCCAGCAGCAGATGGATCTTCTGCTTTTGCCTTAATTGTTTCAAATTTATTTTTCATTTTAACAAACTCTTCAGATGCCTTAGTGTGTTCTTCTCTAATTTTATTGGACTGTTGTATAAAGAAGGCTTTCTTTTCCTCAGGGTCTTTAAAAACCATATCTAAATACTTTTGAGGATCTAATAATATTTGACTTCTCAGCTCCTCTGTTAGCTCTCCATCTTCCTCTAATTTAGTTATTAAAGTTTGAGGAATAGATTGTTTTAATTTTGTGTTACTTCTCTCTACGTCTTTTTCAGCTTTTATTTCTCCATATAAAACCTGATCAATAGGCTGCCCTGTTCTTTTATTAAGGAGCATTCCTGTATAAGGGTCGGTTATAAACTCTTCCTCTCTGAAAATAGATTTAACCATTTCACCACCTACTAACTCAGAAAACTTATTTAATCTATCCTGCTGTGCCTTTTTTTCATCGGCAGCCATACTTAACGCTGCTTTCTTGTAAGGCTCTTTTAATTGACTTACTGTTGCCCCGTATCTTCCTACATCGCTAAATGCTTCAGGAATAACTTGACTCATTTCTTTTTCTGGGTCTAGAATATTTGCAGCAATATTTGCTAAATAAGGAGAGGCATACAATAATGCCTGATTTTTTAAATCAGCTCTATCTAATAATTGTTTTTCTATTTCGCCACTTCTTTGAACTATATCTATAGGAGCATCTCCATAACCAAAGAACTCTTTACCAAAACCTATAAGATCCTCTCCACCAAGGTTTCTCATATCCTGTCCATCAACAAAAATACTACCTGCCGCTCTAACGATCCCACCATTTTGTGGATTCATTAATTGATCGGATGCCATGGGAGGCATCATTGTTTGTGCCTGATCAGTAGACGCAATTCCCTCTTTTTCTTGTAATTCAAACACTGGCTGGACTAAAGCTAATACAGATAGAGGAGTATCTCTTGCGTCTTTCTCTCCAACTGTCATTGCCAGTTCTTGGACTCTTCCCTCTAAGGGAACATCATCACCGCGAACCTCGTTCATTAATTGTACATACTGCTCAGGGGAAACCTTTGCAATACCATCGTCACTCGATCCGCTTTCCGCGGTCATCGAAACTTCTTCCTCTGAATCTAATCCATCGGCAATACCAACCGCATCCACTGTCTCGCCTTCCATGGGAGATCCCTCTGCTCTGTTTTTTAATCTATTTAAATAGTTTAATTCTTGTTCAGGAATCTCAAAAGGTTTAGGCTCAAGAGCGCCCTTCTCTTTCATTTCGTTTGAAATTTTATAATTAGTAAACTCATTCATTAAATTTGTAAGATAACTAAAGTTATCAGGAGTATTGCCTTGTAAAAGAAGATCTAAAATACTTAGTCCTTTATCTCCATAAGAATCCATTAAAAAACTTTGAAACTCAGGATCATTAACAATTAAAGTATATTGATCTACTTGATCTTCTGTAGGCATTTCACCTTCTCTCACTACAGAATTAGGATCAATACCTCTTTTATATTCACCTTCTCTCACTACAGAATTAGGATCTAATAGATTTAATAAACTAGACATCTGCTTTTCTGTAGGCATTTCACCTTCTCTTACTACAGAATAAGGATCAGAACTTATTAATTTATTATATTCTTTTTTAATTGAATCAGGTACATCTATAGTATTTGCAGCAGTCATGTATTCGCCTTCTCTGACTGTGCTTCTTGGGTCTAATAAATTCATTAAACCAGATACTTGATCCTCTGTTAATGGCTCTCCATATCTTAGACGAGAGTTAGGATCTATTTTTAAAAAATGATTATACAAGGCAGCCGATTGTGCTGGGGTCATGTATTCACCCTCCCTCATTACCATTCTAGGATCAAAAGAAAACATTGATCTATTAAAAATTGAATCTGCCATTAGAATAGTCCCTGCAATCCGCTAAGTCCTGACAGTGCGCTTAACCCTGCAACACCGTATCCAGCAATTGTTCTGAGAGGAGAGAGACTACTTGTTGCTGCTGGTGCAGTACTTGTTTGTATAGTTTGTTGTGTTGTCGGTGCTCCCGCATAAATGTCTGATAGGAAACCAACTCTCTGATAAGGCTCATACATTTGAGAAAGAGCGTTCTGTCTTGCCACATCGAGTGTTGACTGAGCCTGCTGCTGTCCGAGTGCGCCTAAACCTAATAGTGTATTAATATCCTGTGTTCCAGCTTGCTGACCTGTGATACCTAGTTGAGCCTGCTGTGCTCCAAAGGCTCCGTATTGGGGTGCCAACGCTCCGAGTCCCGCGGCCATCGTTTGCTGTCTTGCTCCCTGCTGCTGTTGTGCATTTAAGAACGCCTGAGCTTGAGCCTGAGCTAGTGCGGATGCACGATTTCTCTCTAACTCTGCTCTTTGAATTCCCTCTCTTCCACCGCCAAATGCTCCAGCCTGTAATGCCTGAGCTGCGGCTCCCTGCTGTGCTATATTGTAAGAACGATTGATCTCATCTTGAATTGCTTGCTGATAGGGGTTCATGTATGGCTGTAGTTCTGCCATAGTGGGTGCTTGACCTAGATTGGTGTACGCTTGCGCTGCTTGACCTAGAGTTCCTAAGCCAGCTGCCTGAGATTGCAATGCGGAAGCTAAGTAGGGTTGGTATGCTCCAATACCTTGAGATCCTAATTGAATTGCCTGTAACTGTTCGGGAGTTAAGCCTGCTACCTGTTGAGCGGGTAGAGTCAATGGTTGATCCGCTAAAGCCTTAGCGGTATCCATTAAACCTAGTTTTCTTGCTTCAATATCAGGTGCTTCCCTTGTTAAATATTCAGTAGTTGTAACCATTATGCCATACCCATACTTTGTTGTGATAATCTACCACCATTTTCTAAATTTTTCATCATTTGATACATCCTTTTTGCTCCCTCTTTCCGCGATCCGCCGCCCGCGTTTCTCACTGCCTGAGCAGTCATGACAAATTCACCATCACTTAACATCGCTGGGATATCATCGGATGTTCCTGTTCCCTTACCCGCAATCTCTCCGATTCTCTTAGGGTGTTCCATTGTTCTACCATCGGGATGCTCGATCATCTGACCGCTGCCCGCGGCAAACCCTGTTATCTCTCCGCCCTTCGCTGCTAGATAAATACCAGGATCGTATCCCTCAGGACCTGTTATATCTTTTAACTGATATCTAGACGGATCTGTATAATATAATTCATTGGGTGTCCAAGCGTAAGACTCCTCTTCTGTTTCTTCCTCAGGTTTTGAAAGTAAACTTGGTAATGTCAGCGCTGTTAAACCAGCCGCTGCCGCAGGTCCATACTGACCTAAAAAACCTCTCTCAATTTTTTCAGGAACAATCCCTAATTGTTTTTCATATATACCTCTTTGTAAAAGATTTTCTGAAAGTAGTGTAGGATCTAATGGTTGCCCTTCAGAATTTACTAGAGGAAACATTTTATCAATAGCCTCAGAGTACTGCTTCATTTCTGGTGCAAACTTAGGGTTTGTTTTATATTGAGACACATCACTAAAAGGATTTAATCTAGAGTCTTTAAGTTTGTCATAAACATTACTAATACCTGAAACCTGACCGCTGCCCTGTTGTACTTTAATATCTGGAGTAATACCAAATGCTCCCTGCTTAAAGCCTTGACCAAAGGTTGCTCCCTCAGGTCTCATCATTGCTCCTCTCAGTCCTCCAATTCCTACCTGTAGTGCTAAGTCTTTTGCAATTTGAACTGGCTTTTTACCAGCAGCTAAATTTATTCCCGCTCCTAATGCATATTGATAAGGTAAAGGTATACCTGTGAAAGGAAGTATATAAGGAGCAATCGGTGCAACAGCTTTCGCTACACCTGTTACTGTATCTTTAACATTTTGAAAAAAATCACCAACAAGAGATCCAAGACCTAATTCATATACCTGTGGATACTCTTGATTCATTTTTCATTATCCTTGTTTCGGTGTAACCGCACCTGTAAATAGTTTTGGTGCAATAACATTAACATCTCTCCTAATATCCGACTCAGTAGTAGCAGTAGAAGGATTAGCCACGTCAGCAGCACAATGATCCTCTGACTCATACGTTTCACCAGTTCGAGTATTGGTAATGGTGGTCTCAACCTTACAACTATAGACAGGAATTTGGTTCCCTTCAATATCGTATTCATAGCGTAAGATGATCGGTTCATCTACTATTTTATGCATAGTATAGTTTTATAGCTGAATATCTTAGAAATCAACAGGATTATTGTTGTTGTTTGACTTCTAATAGAGATATAGAGAGAACTAGCTCGTTGTTAGCGGCGGCATTAGCATAAAGAATATCACCTGATTCAAAGACATAAAGTCCTTCAAAGAGTACGTTAAACACTTCTGTTGTTTTACTTTCCCCCGCTAGAGAAATTGTTTGATTTTGACTTGCATCGTAGTGGGCTAGAGTAAAGGCAGTTTTTGTAGGAGAGGGATTACTGTGAACCAAATACATTGTTTTAGCAATATAAGTCGACACAGGAATGTTATTAGCTACATCTGCTTCAGGCACAGTAAATATTGCTGTGTTTACAGTGTCCATAATATGAGTGAAATTTTTATATACGTCTGCCATTAACTACCTGCACTGCTAAAAAACCATGCTCTTCTTGTTGCTTCTTCTAAGCTATCATTGGTGTAAGAAGTATTCAACTGTTGGATCAGAGCTTCTAATTGCCTGATTAATTCATAAAAGTTCCTAGGATCATACTGCTGAGGTGGATCTGGAAATCTTTGTAAAGTTAATTTTGCCATTATTTAAATATATCACTTCAAATATAATTCGCCACCATAAACTAAACCATCTAACGGAAACTCTGTTAAAATACTCCAAGCATCCCCAAAATTAGATACCAAAGGTTTACCCATTACATTTAAGCTAGTATTTAATAAAGTATCACACCCAGTTTTATTATAATAATTTTGTATTAATTCATTTAAAAGAGGGTTGTTATCAGTGGTGTGATGTCGACAGGTATTATCTATGTGTGCTACCGCAGGATATTTGGAGGAATCAAAATGTTCTGCAAACAACATATAGGGACTTTTCATAGCATGAGGATTAATTGTTGAAG